ATAAATTGCCTATACCTTTAAGGATCGGATTACTGGCGATAAAGTCGACTAGCTTCTTAATCATGTTATAGGCGGCAGTTATGAAACTCACCAGACTAGAGAATCCTGTTACGAGTACCGACACAGCTGTCGCGATTCCTTGAAGTGACGCCTTGAAGACAGTACCTAATAACGGCGCGAGATAAGTTCTAGTAAACTCCCAGACTTTCTTTAATAAATTAAAGAAAGGTTCTAGCTCTTCGGAGTTGTCCGCGATCACTTTTTTAATCTGGAAGAATGCGTCTCGTAGACCTTCAAGGATCGGTTTAACTACGCTACCTATAACGGGAATTACTTCTGTGTAAAGGAATGTCCACCATTTAACTAAGACTGGCAGAAGTTCGTCTCGAATGAATGTAAAGATCTGGGCGAATGCTGGGCCTAAAGTTTTACCAAGACCATCGGCGAACTTAGAGATCGCTGGAATACCTTTATCGACGAAGCTAGAGATTAACGGAGTGATAGCGTCTAGAACGTAAGAACCTACTGTCTCTTTTGCTTCATCGAATGCAACAGTAAGACGCGCCATCTTGCCTTGGAAAGTATCGGCTTGTTTAGAAGCTTGTCCCTCGAATGTCGCCGATAAAGCGGCCATAGCTCCGTCGAAGTCTTTAGTCTTTATAATGCTTTCGTCGATTGGAATGCCAAGCTTCTTTAATGCTGCGAAGTTCCCGTCGTAAGCCTTGGCTAACGCTTCTGAGACCGCGGATAAACTTTTACCCGAACCCGCACTAACGTCTAGGGCGATCTGTTGAAGTCTCTGGGCTTCTGTAACTGATTTCGTACTTCTGAGTAGTCTGTCTAGCGACGGCCTAAGATCGTCGTCCGTAATTCCGTTAGCTAAAGATGTCGCAGTTATGTAAGCCTCTGTAGCTGCGATCTGGGCGTCGGTAGCTCCTGTAACGTTCTGTAAAGTAGTCGCGAGCTTGGCTTGAGCCGCTTCGTCTGCGATGGCAGACTTAACGCCATCTATAAGCAGCTTGCCAGCATAGGCCGCAGCTGCCGCGCCAGCTAGTGCGAACGCTGCTCCAGCCTTCTTAGCAAAGTCTCCTACCTTAGATCCGAAGCCTTCGACTTCATTCTGCGCGCCTTTAACGCCCTTTTTTAATTCGTCGAAGTCGGCGTCGAACGTGATCTTTATCTTCGGAATGCCCGCCATTAGTTTAACCTCAGTTCTTTAGCGACTTCCTGAATCATAAGCGTATACTCCCGCGCTACGACTGGAACGTAGAAGTCTACAGCTGGAGCGATCCAGTAGCCGCGCTTGTTATAAGGTGTCTTAAAGCGATTCGTAAAGACGCGACCGATAGAGTCGACGCCGCCATGAGAACCGAACTCTGTTCCCCATAACAGCGCGCCCGCTGGCGCAGCTTGTCGCTTAACTTTATTACCCTTGCCACTCTTAGAAGCTTCGCCGCCATAAGGACGGCCTACTTTCTTAGGGCCACCGATGTCGACGCGAATAAGACGATCGCGTGGAGTCTTAATCGTCTGCACTACTAGCTTCGTCTGTGGAGCTGGAGCGGATAAGCCGCTCATCATAAGTTGACCAGCTAGTCGCTGCGATAAAGGCTGCGCGCGATCTCGGACGAGCTGTTGATACTCGGCTGGGAATGAACCCAGTAAACCTAGAAGATTCTTAAACTCATAAGGATCGACAGTAATGGCATAAGTGCCGCGGCCGCTTTTATCTGCCATTCTGCCTCTCCAAGATCTCTATAGCTGTGAGTAAGTCTTCCGCCGTCTGCCATTCGCTCATAGGGATTCGAGTCGCTATCGCGATCTCTATCCGAATCCGATTTAAGCTTCCGACGGGCCAGCTTTTGGGTCTGACTTCTTACTGTTAATTCCTTCTACAGTTTCGACCCAGATCTCGAAAGGCTTAACAGGATTCCCAGCTGCTTCGCGCTTCATAGCGTGATAAGCCAAGAACGTAAGCCCTTCGAGTCCGAGTTTAGATTCTGCTTCGTTGACTGTTGCGTTGAACTTGCGCTCCCACTTAACCCATTCTGGAACAGCCGCGACGTAAGTAGCTTCTTCTCCTGAAAGGTAAAGGACTTCTAGTTCTAGTTTCATTACTTGCTCCCGATTCTTTTAATTAACTGTAGGTCTCTGTAGGTGTACCTACGACTGTAAAGCTCATGCTAACAGTCTGAGCGTCTGGCGATGATCCGCCCACGCTTGGAAAGATTGGTAGAACGTTGAACGCGAACACTGCGCCCGTTACAGCTGTCATAGATACAGCTAGAACAGTATTAGGCGCGCCTTCGGCTGCATTCCATAGAGCTTCACAGAGTGAATCCGCTGCGCCCCAGTCTGCGAGCATTTCGATGTCGAACGTCCACTGCTTATCTACGGACTTATAAGCTGGTCCGTATAGCGTCATGTAACGATCTATCGTTACGTCTCCGCTTAGTGTTGCGCTTGTCGCTTGCTCGTTATAGTTTTTGGTCGCGATCGTAACCGAAAGATCGCGCCCTGTTATTACGGTCGTGGCCATGGTTTATCTCCTAGTTTGTTTGTGTGTAATAAGTTGCTACGGGAATCTCTAGGGCGAGAATCTCCGACGCTCCTACTGTGACGTTAATCGGATTCGTTACGTCTCCGACTTCGTACCCTGTCGGCAAGGCCGCCAGAATGCTTATAGCAAGCTGCTCGATGTTATCAAGTGCGCTCTGATTATCGTAGATCGCTACGCCTACGGTAATGACTAAATTAACTTTAAGCTTTACGTTCGACTTACTTAAGAAGTTAGGCTGTAAGTAAGGAGTGTTCGGAACGATCGCCGCGAATGGAACGATCGGAGCTTCTGGAACTGAGTCGTAGACGTTAGCCGAGACTCCCGCGATGGCTGTCTTTAGTGGATCTCGAACACTTGTAAGAATAGAGCTGGCTGGCATTATCCGACCATCGTCTCGACGTCGATGTAATTACCTAGAAGTCCGATCACGCGATTAAGTAAAGATCGGCCCATTCTGTACGGAGTCGCGCCGAAGTCGACGCCTTCGATCTGGCCGCCCGCAGCTGTGCGAGACTGAAAGACTTCGATAGATACAGCGTAGATCGCGGACTCTATCGAAGAGTTACCGACGTAAAGAGTCGCGGCTGAATAACCGCTAAGTGTTGCCATGCCGTTAGGCACGATACGGCGACGTGTTACGTCCGAAGATGTAAGAGCGGCCGAGAATGAAGTGTCTGTAACGACTGTAAGAGTGTGCGTAGCTGTAAAGGGAGCTGGAAGTCCAGTAACGACGATCGACTGTCCGACTACGAAAGGCCGAGTCTCGCGAGTAAAGAATGTAGCGACGTTGGACGTTAATTCGTACTCGATTACAGCTGTCGAGTTCTGAATAAGTAAAGGGAGAATGGCTTGCTCGGCTGTGTCGATAATGTCATCGAGATAGGCGTCTGAATAAAGAGAAGAGCTAACGCCTAGGACGGATCGCAGCTGTGACGCTGTAATTATTGCTGGCATTAGCTCTTCCCTTCTTCTGCTCGACTAGCTCGGGAGCGAACTAGTCGATGTTTGACTGTAGGCGATTACGCCTTGTTATTCTTGAATGCGCCCGCTGCGATCTTGGTCGCTAGTGCGCCATAACCGTAGTAACCGACTGTAATCTGGCCAGAAGCGATTACGTCCGCGCGTAGGCGGAAAGTAGGTCCTTCGTACCATGTGTAAGCGTCTGGGTTAACGACTAGAAGAGTTCCGTCGCCATCGCCCGCGTTAGTTGGATCTACGTATAGATCTAAGCCCGCGACGTTACCGATTAGTGAATCTGGACGAACTACGCCGCCCGCGTTCTGTGGCTGTGAAGCCATGTAGATCGGACGTCCTGAATCGTTAAGAGTCATTAGGTTAGCCCATTGACCAGTCGAAGCGATTAAAGACTTAGCGAAAGGACGTGGTAGTCCAGCTGTTGCAGAATAAACAGAAGCAGCTCCGCGAGACACGATTCCAAGAAGCTCGGCAGCTGTTGGATAAGTGGTCGTAGTAGTTGCGTCTAGTGACGCGCCAGAGATTAGCAAGCCATTAACGTAGGCGTTTTCCGCCTTAGCCTTGGCTGCGGCCATGTTGCGAATTAGTTCATCGAAGAACGCTGGAGAAGTACGATCTAGAAGCTCGACAGAGAATGTCTGCTGTCCAGCGAACTTCTTAACGTCTACAGTGATGAAAGCTGAGTTCTGATCTGTGTCGCTCATTGGAGACGCGTCTTCGGCTAGAACTGCGACTGTAGGCATTTGCGTAATCTTCGGAATCTCGAAAGTCATGCCCGCGTCTGGAAGTGTTCCGCGTGAGATTGCGTCGATCGATGGACGGATAGTAGTTCCGAGTCCGTTAACTACTTCTGCCATCTGGCGAGTAGGCACGAGGCCCGCGTTATCTGTTGTGTTATCCGCTGCGAGAACGTACTGGCGAGCTTGATCGTCGCCCATCGCTGCGCGAATGGTGTTTTCCACGTACTTAGCAGCTGTGAACTCTAAGCGTGGCTTGGTGAATGATCCGCCTACGATTGGCTTCGCTGCGGCTGTGATTGACTGAGCAGCTTCGACCGTCTCGACGGTTTCCGCGTTTGTGACGGTGTTGTCCACTTCGTCTCCTTCTGTTGTTGGTGTTACTTCCTCTTCCACTGTGGAATCGGAAAGTTCGTCGGCGACTTCTTCGCCTTCTGTTGCAGCTACTTCGCTAACACGCGCGGATCTAACCGCTGGCTCTGTGACAAGCGCGACGCCAGTTAATTCTCCAGCCAGAACTCGCATAGTGCCGTCCTTCTGCATAATGTAATCATCTACAGCCAGTTCTATCGAGAAGCCGTCGCGTAATCCGCTCATGGCTTCTTCTAACGCGTCTGAACCCGATGTCGTGTTCACGATCTTAAACACTGCGTCGATGGAATCTTCGTTTAATGTCATGTCCATAGTCTTTCCGATTGGACGAGTGCGATCATGTTCCAAGTTAAGCTTTACCGAAGCTGGAGCGATTGACCCTTTAGCGAATACGACTTTTCCAGTAGAAGCGTTAGCTTCTTCCTCGAATGCGACGATCCTTCCGCTAATTGTGCGAGAGTTAGAATC